AGTACGTTGCCAAAGAAGAGCACGACGCAAAGATGCTGGGCAGCGGAACTGTGCTGGCCGAATATTTTGTGAACATCGAAACCGGCGAGCTCGAGAAAGTCCGATAAATAAAACATCGAAAACGCCCTGAAGGTGCATTCCTTCAGGGCGTTTCTCTTTGGGGTAATTCACTTGAAGTGATCCAGCAGCTCATCCACGAAGTCCATCGCCTCCCTCATAGTCCACCACATAACCGTTATACACGAAGTGCTCTGCCGCCATGGCAGCGTCCAGAATCCGGTCTGCATACTCAGCAGCCTCCTCCGGGCTCTTGGTTCCGAGGGAGGCCCACTGGACACCCATCTTCACCGGGGTACCCTGCCGAGCAAAGTTGCAGTTGTGGATCTGGATGCCGTCCTCCGCAGAGAACTGCGCCTGAAGTGCATCCAGCGCTTCGCCGTACACCTTCCAGTTGACCTTCTTCATAGATCAGCCCTCCTTTACCAGCTCATAGTGCTTGATGCTGCCCTGAATGTAGGCACGGCACAGCAGGCGCTCCCGCAGGGTCAGCAGTTTCTCGATAAGAGTCACCGTCACTTTGGACGGTTTGCTGTGATTCAACACCCGGTCGGCCACCTCGTCCTCGAGTTCGACCGTGTAGCAGGTCTCCCCAGTGATCCACTCGTCGTTTTCCATTTTCGACGTATCGTAAGTGATGTTCAGCTTCTTCATGGTTACCATTCTCCTTTCGCAGCTGCCTGGGCGATTGCCCGTTCTTCCTTCTCCTGATCCAGCGCCTGTGCAAAAGCATCCAGCGCGCTGGCCCTCGTGATCGGCCCGAACTCCTTCACGAAATATGCGAAGGTGCGGTCGTCCCAGCACTCGACGTAGCCGTCGCCGCCCTTGTTGTAGTTCTCGCGGGCCAGAGCCATGAACTGGTCGAAGGTCAGCGCCGGAGGGTTCGGCTCGGTGTCCAGAGGGACGACCCGAATGCCCAGATGCCCTCGTTTCAGCAAGTAGGCAGCCTCGGCATCCGCTGCCTTACGGTCAGCCCGGCAGCCCCAGACCACCAGCGTGCCATCTTTCAGCTCATCGATGATCGCCCAGTTGTAATCGTGCGTCTTGCTGGTGCGCACCAGCTGGCCTTTGTAATAGAATTTCATGGTTCAGTCCTCCTCGTTCGTGTACTCGTCGGTGTCCCGGCTGGATTCGCCCATCAGGAACACCCGATGCTTGTTGTTGTCATCCCGCAGCCAATCACCGCCCAGAGCAGTGATGGTGAAGAGCATCCCCTGATACTGCCCAGCGGCAGCCACCCGAGTGCTGTCATCCAAGTCCTGCCGGTGCATGAGGCCCCACTGAGTATCCAGCCCGAGGGTTACGGTGCCCAGGTGGCGGCGCAGTTCATCTTTCTTCATGGTTCAATCCTCCTTCTCATCCATCCTGCGGAGATCCTCGCAGATTGCGTCTGCCTCTTCTTCGGAGAGGTCGTACTCCGCTACAAGCTCGTCCCGGTCTTCTGCCCGCCAGCCGCCGTCATACAGCGCCGCTGCGGATGCCCAATCATCACATCTCATTTTTCGTTTTCCTCCGTTATTTTTATTCCAAAACCCTTTCGGTGGCTGTATGTTACCTCTGCGCGGAAACAAAGTCAAGTTGTTTTTGATTTATTTTTTAATTTCTTTTTGTTGTTGACTTTTGCCCCGGCAAGTCATATCCTTGTGGCAGAAAGGAGTGACCCGAGATGACCACATCAAGCCGAGTAAAGGCTCTTCTGGAGCTGACCGAGACCGACCAGAACACCTTCGCCGCCGCTTTCGGGATGACCACCCCGCAGGCCATGAGCAACAAGCTGAGACGGGACAGCTGGTCGGCCAGAGACCTCGCCAAGGCCGCCGCCCTCTGCGGCGCAAAGCTGGCGTTCATCCTCCCGGACGGCTCCCAGCTTATCCTCGCACCGGACGAGGAGTGACCGCTACACCGCAAAACGCCCCGCGCTGAAGAGGACAAACCTCCCGGCGCGGGGCGTTTTGCTTGTATACGGTTGCAACAAAATTCTAGCTTGTCGCAACATTCAGTGCAATACAAACTTTGTAGTCACGAAAAAGTGAGTGTTCATGCGGGTTTTCAGGCCAAAACATACAATGTCTACTCAAACTCTTATCCTGACCCTGAATAGAAGAAAATAAGAATACATACACGCGAGGGCACGCTTGATGCCCGCCCGCGTAGGGTTTATAGGAATTTCTGTATGCTTTGTTTCAGGTACGCAGCGCTCAAGTCGTAACGTTTTGGGCCCCTGGTTTGTGATACGATAATCCCAGATTACACCACGCGCCCGGTGTATAAGCGGCGCAGAGGGCACCGCGACCGGCAGCGCGAAACATCTGCTGTACGCCCTCCGGGAGGTAAAACCATGAAACGTGAGGATTTGAGAGCCATCGAGGGCCTGACCGAAGAGCAGATCAACGAGATCATGCGCCTGCACGGGCAGGACGCAGCCACCTACCAGGCCACTGTACAGGGCCTGCAGGCGCAGCTGGCCACCGCTCAGCAGGGACTGGCCGCCTTTGAGGGCGTGGATGTCAACGACCTGCGCAGTCAGATCACCAACCTGACAAACCAGCTGAACACCCAGGCTGCCGAGTACGCATTCAACAACGTGCTACGCAGCGCTGCCCGGGAGGCAGGCGCTCTGGATGAGGCGGACGTGATCCAGCTGCTGCCGGACAGAGCTACACTGCGTGAGAGCAAGAATCAGGCGGAGGATGTCAAGCAGGCATTCGCTGATCTCAAATC